AGTAACACATTTATCGTTTTTGGATCGAACACCACGACCACAAGCCTGAATTAAATGATTTAACATCTTATTAACATACCAACTAGGATCTTCCTTAAATAACTTTTTAATTCTTTCGTCATTCAAAGGCATATATGATGCCTTTGCTAGAATTTGAAATCTAGCTAGATCTTCCTTTAAGTCTACACCATATGTCATAGATGGACTAACTAAGATTGTAGGTTCTGGACTTTCAGTATGGATTTTAATAATTTGTTCGTTATTTGCTCCATCCAAACGGAACAAAAAACGAGGATCATCAATATGCTCTCTTAGATATTGAGTAATTTCCATTGTGTGTGTATGAATTACACCTTTTACATTTTTGTGTAAATCACACAACTTTTTAATTGTATTTTTTAAATCAGGTAGTTTTTCTCTTAGATTTTTATAATTTAATTTATTTGTTGTGTTCGAATAAATTGGAGCATTTTTTGGATCAAATGTCGAATCAACTTCAATGTATTTAAATTTTGTTATTCCTAAAGTTTTAGCAAAATTTTCTGGATCAATAATTGTTGCAGACATTAGAAGAATTTTATCACCATTATCAAAAATATGTTTTGCTAAATTATCAACTCTTAATGGTTTTAACGTAATACCATCAAGATCATTTTCGATAATATATTCACAATCTTCCCAAGTATCTAAAGTAGTTTGAATTTGAGCATATAAATTATTAAACAATTTATATCTTTGTACATCCATATCACCTGCTAATCCACCCTTTCTTTTCTTATTAAGTGTTTTTTTGATTTCATCAATTTCATCACCTAATCTCATACATAGTGAATCTAACCATACACGAAATTTAGTATAATTTTGTAATGGAATTTCTGTTGGTTTATATCCTAATTTTTTGATAATTTTATAATTTAAATTTCGGCTAAACCTTTTAACTAATTCATCTTCTACCTCAGAAGCTTCATCACAAATGATATATTGCCTACGCTTTACATGATCAGGTAAAGACATAAACATACTATAATTCAATACACCCAATTTATTAGTAAGCATCTCTTTCCTAGAATTGTAATATTCACATGTACTATTAACAATACATGCATCTTTAATCCTACTATCAAATAAACATGGAGCAAAATCTACATTATAATTTTCATCAACTTTGCATAGATAATTAGCTTTACCCTTTAACGATTTAGAATCATCAAATAAATTTGTATATTGATCTTGTAGACTTTTTGTGATAGTCAATGCAAAAGCACCAAATGGCTTTTCGTTTAGGCATTTATCTTCATTGGTATAATCACCATATTGATCTAATCTAAATGCATCATATGATTCAACCAATAACCTAAATTCTTCTGAAGGTTCATCTGCAACATTTGCTAATGTTTTGGATAAAAAAGATTTACCGCTTCCTGTTGGAGCGCAACAAATAACAAATTTGTATCCAGAACTAAATGCTTCATCAATCTTGTTCAGTAATTCAACCTGTTGACTAAGAGGTTCAAAATTTCTTGGAAAATAATCTAGTAAAGCCATTCCAAAATACTACTATCAAATGATACTCAAATCAAGCTTGTTCTTCTCAAAAATTAAAATCTTGGTGTTATAGTATCTACTGTTACTTTTTTTATTTAAAGAAACTAATTTATAAAATAATTCTGGATCGCTTTTAGAAATTGAATTTAATTCGTATGATAAAGTCAAATAATTATGTTCGAATTTTACAGAAAAGGGGTATGGTATTTCAAACTTTTTTTGTTCTTGGTTATTATTTTTTAAATTGAAATTTAAATAATAATCCTTTTGATTGAAGAGTATAAGTTTTCCTTCTTTTATTATTTTACTATCAACCGAAATGACAATATCTCTTTGTAGGAAATACTTAAAATAATCTTCAATATTATACATTAATTTTATTTACGAATAAAACAAAAAAGATCAACTATCAATAAAGGTTTGTTTTTCTTTACTTGTCATTTGTAAATAGTATTCATCAAACACACCCCAAAAAACTTCTTGGTTTTTGTCGGTAACTACAGGATATTTTCCTATTAAATAACACTCGTCTACATTTATACACCTATAATCCATAACCATTATATCCCATGTTATTATGAGATTTTTTTGGTATGGATTAAATGGTGGTAAACCTTTAGGTGGTCTATACAATAGTTGCGTTTTACCCCTTAAAGAATTTAATAAAGCCGAAGAATTCGTGCATAGCATTCTTCTGAATGCTGGTCTTCCTTTTACGGGAATCCTTCTTTTAATGAAGAGTTCACATACACAAACCAATAAGGTAGATCTTAAACTAGAATAACTAATTAACGCCACCTAATTATTTAGTCTTTGATCTTTTTTGGATTTCCTTTTTCTTAGCGATCCCGAATAATCTTTGTTCGTTTAAAAACATACCCTTGGTAACTGTTCCATACCCATCAATTTCCATATTTGCTACTGTAACACCTTTGTCATTTGGAAAAATAACAATATCATCAGGCTTGCAATACTGTACATTAGGTCCAACTAAAACAACTTTAGCTTTTCTCCATGCTTTTGTGTTAACATTTGTTGGTATATACAATCCATTACGAACCATTACAGATCCTTGTGCATCTTCAACTTCATCAATAAACTCTACTAATACGATATCATCAAATACAAAAGATAACTTATAATCATCCAATCCAAAAAATCCTTCACTATTTGCATCCAAGTCAATCATACCCTTTTTATGTTTGACGTTATCCATGTGTGTGGGTAATTCTGTTGCCATATATATATAGTTATAAAACTAATTCAATAAATCAATCAAATTTTTAATTTCTCTTTGAGAAAGTTCATACGATTCCGCCAATAATTTAATATTAGAATTTTCTTCTTTTTCTTCTTTTTGTTTTTTAATATATTCTATTTTTTTCTTTTTTATCTTAGGATATAAATTAAATATAAAATTGTATTGCTCTTGTTTGCTTTCGAAAATTTTGCCATATTTATTACCAACTTGATTTATTATATCTACTATATCAGTATTTGCCATAGAACACCAACGATTAATCATGTATAAATTAAATTGTGTTTCGCTTTCATTTATCAAATCTAATTTTCTTTTATTGTGTATAATCGAATCTATATAATTAAAAATTGTTTCATCCATATCATTTAAGAAAAATATCATTAAACCTATCCATAACATTTTTAGGATTAAATTCCATCACTAATGATTTAAAATAATTAGAAGGATAATTATTCTTTTTAAAATTTAAAATTAAATGTTTACATTCTTCATATGAAGAATACCACAACCCTCTATCTTTAAGCATAGAGTGATGGCATTTATCTATACCTTCTACACAAGATATAACAGGTTTATCATGAAATAAAAATTCAGCTATTGCTAACCCGAAAGATTCACCTAATTGTCTTCCGTGTATCATACTATCACACATTCCAATAAAATTGGATTTATTTTGTAAATCAAAAGTACTGTTTACATATTTTACTCTTTCATGATTAACAAATGGTCTTGTATTCATAAAGACAAAATATATATCATCTCTTTCATTTAAAGAATCTATAATTGCCTTTTTAGCATAAGAAATATTAAATTCATCATATCCACCATGTCTACCAAAAATTATAGATTCTTCGGGAATATTTAATTTATTTCTTAAATTTAAGTTTTTTTCAGGCAAGTCTACTATAAAAGGTATGTAATCGTTTGGGTTATTCCCAACAGTTTCCGCTAACCATTTAGAAATATATGCATATTTATCCCCATGAGGATTATAATGTTGGAATACAGCATGTATTAAATTTTTTGAAGATTTAGTAATCTTTCCATCTAAATCACCAGCTTTTATAAAATATGTAAAATCTATTTTATTTTTTTGTATTAATGTTTCGATTTCATTAAAATCTTCATACAAATATACTTCAAAACGATTTTGGAATTTCTTTAAAGCCCCCATATCACTATTTTTTTTAGATATTATAAAGGATTTATTTTCTAAAATAACTTCATTATAATGAGTGTAATCATATAATGCTACTTCACATCCTCTAATACATAATTGATTAGAGTGGAATAATATATTTTTCATATTTAATAGTAAAATTTATTTTTAAATTTTTATTTATTTACTTGTATCAAAAACGTAGGACACCCATCATTAGTAATACTAATGATGTTTTGATTAAAATTTCTACAAAAATTATTCACTGCTGCTTCTATTTGAGTACCATTTATGTAATCATGCCCACATAAAATTCCACTATTTTTCAATTTTTTAAACGATAATTCCAAATCTTTTGTTACTGATTCGTAACAATGATCAGCATCTACATAAATCATATCAAAATAATTATCAGAAATTGAGTTTAGGAAATCTATAGTAGTTTTCCTAAACAAATGTACGTTATCAAAATATTTGTAATGATTTTTTAAATCATAAAAAACTTCTTCCATATTCTTAATAATCATATGATTATTACCATCTTTATCGCCAGATCCAAATTCACCACTCCATATATCTACTAAATATAACTCTTTAGGAGACATTCTATTAAACAATTCATCTGCAAAATCACCCCTAAATACACCTAATTCAGCAACTTTTAAATTTTTGGGAAGTTTATCCAATAAATCGTTTCTTGTTTCAAAAATTCTCATATAAATTATATTATAACATAATTTCAATAAGAATAAAGATAATTTTTAAAAAAATAATTTATATCTTTTTATTGTGTTTTTAATATAAATTTACACATATTAAAATACAATTATATTATATTTTTACATTTTAACATTGCTTGTTTTATAGTCATCCACATATCTAGATATGTATATGTTGCTAATCTTCCTACAAAAATAACATTTTTTTCTTTATCTGCCTTTTCTTTGTATTTAGTATATAATGATATACCTTCACCAAATGGAATTGGATAAAATGGTATATCATTTTTTGTTGATAATTTTGAATACTCTTCGGTTATTATAGTTGGACCATTATGCAAAAAATTAAAATAACTATGATCATATTTTCTAGTATATAAAACATCTAAATTATTTTGATTTATAATTGGATGATTCAATTTTTGAGAAGTAAAATGATGTTTAAATTCCAAAGTTCGGTATGGTAATTCACCAAATTCATAATCATAAAATTCATCTATTTTTCCAGTATAAATTATTAAATCGGAATCGTGGTTTTTCCATTCATTTTTATCACAACCAAGTACAACATTTAATCCCTGTAGCATTTTTTCCATCATTTTTGTATATCCGTATTTTGGTAAACATTGATATTTTTCGCCTTCAAACCATGTTGGATCTTCGCAATCTTTTGTTTTAGGAATTCTATTTGTTATTGTTTTTGGAATTTGTTCAAATGGAACTCCCCATTGTTTTTCGGAATAATCTTTAAATATTATTTCCACTATTTCTTCTTGTGAAAGCTCCCTTCCAATTTCTTTTGAAGTTTTTTTGCTATAAGGAAGACTAATAAGTCCCAATTTAGTATTTCCTTTTGGTTGATTTTTATAATCAAACCATTCTGTATATTGACTTAAAAACTCAAATACTTCTTCATCGTTTGTATGAAATAAATGTGGACCATAATTATGCACCAATGTTCCAGCAATATTCGAATCATAACAATTACCACCTATATGATTACGAGATTCAAATATTTTTACTTCATGTCCTTTCTGTTTTAGTAAAATTGCTGATGTTATTCCAGAAAGACCACATCCTACTATATTAATTTTCATACATTAATTAATTGAAACGGTTATTAGTTGATAATAAAAATCTATCAAATGTTCTTCCAATAATCCATA